AGGAATTTGAGGCTTATTCTTATGCGCCAACTGATATGAAAACATTGAAAAATGTTTTTAGTAAGTTTGCTGATAAGGAATTAGTTGTACCAAGAGATATTCAAGCGTGGTTAAAGTTTTTTTCTGAGAAGTTGCACACATTTGGTGCTTCTACTGAAGGGAAGTATAAAGCAATGTCCGTGGATCAAGCTTGGCAGTATTTAGTTACTGCTAAACTTGATTCTAAGGCTTGTGGTTATCCTTTTAATACAGTAGATTCACCGTGTGGTGCTATACATCAGAATAAGGGCCAAGTCCACGCATGTGGTAAATGTTGGGGAGCTATTGTGCTTGCGATTGATCAAATTTCTAAAGGTGATCCTGTAGATGATTTAGCAATTTCAGTTGGTGATGTTAATCCTAAGCCTGAGTTTATTAAGAGGAAGAAAATTTTAGAAGGTAGAACGCGTATGGTTGTTTGTGCTAATATGGTGCAAGTAATTATACAGGTGATGCTTTCTAGTGGTTTTCCTGCTGTTAAGGCTCAGGCTATGGATGGATGGAATAGAATTGGTATGGTCGTTTCTCGCGGTGGAATGAAACAGGTTAAGCGTAAGCTTGACACTGTTCCGTTTAAACGTGAGATGGATTATAGTCAGTTTGATTTAACCCAACTCGGTTCAGTTCAGGGGGTTTGCCTTGACGCAATGAGTAAAGTTTACGGAATGGATCTTTCTGATTCTTGTACGTGTAATTTGTTCAATGCTGTCAAAGCTATGCTGTCTGGGCAGAAGGTCTGGCGTGTTGATGATTTAGTGTTGATGCACAATCAGCCTGCTTTTAATTCTAGTGGAAATTTTTGGACAGGAGAGTTGAACGGATTTTACAATGTGTGTGCGACTATGTATTATTCGTTTGACAAGGTGCCCTCGGAGCATGAGTGGTATATGTGGTATTTTACCACAGGTGCATATATGAATAAGTATGGTGATGATACGCTTGATGGTAGTAAAGTGCCGTTTAGGAGTAAGGTCGATACTGTTCGTAGGTTGCGGGAGTTCGGTATAATTATAGAGGAAGCGGATATAAAGGATTCTGAGACTACTCTTGGTATGAGTTTTTTAGGTTTTGAATACGATGATTCTCCATGCGGAGTTAAGTTCAATAGGTGGTGTAAATCAGCTATGAACTTGTTCAACATGAAGAATGATGATTCATTACTTTTTGGCTCAATTCAGAGTATGCTTTTAACCTCGGCTGGTAATAAAAGAGCGCGTGAAATAGCGCGAGCTTTTGCTGCCTGTGTTTCTCCGCCTAGTGGTCAGATGTATTTTTCGGACAAGCTAATTGATAGTTTTTGGACCGGTCATGAAAGCCTTCTAGAGATAGAAGGAAAATATGATTTGGATGCAGATTCAGTCGAAGAGCCTGGGCGAATATTTGTCAGACTACAAGGAGGAAAATATGAGGAACCCATTATATCTATCTCTCCCATCGTTGTCGATACGAAAGATGGTGAGCGACCTAGCGGGATACCCGGTTGCTCTGGGGAGCAAGGTGTTCGAGAAGTGGTTACGAGTGGTGTGCAATCTGGTGGATTGCAGCCCAGTGGGATCAGTGAAGAACAACTTAGGGTCATCACTGATAATTTCTCCAAATGCCTTAAGTTTGCCCTCCTCGATAGAGGAGGAAAAACTCGGTTTAATGGGGAAAACAACAGCGCGAAAGAAAAAAAAAAAAAAAAAAAA